CGCAGGGGGGAGTGGTTGCCAAATTTGTCTAGGTTTTGGTTCCATCGGTTAGGCCACAACAGGCTGATGCCGGATCGGATCTGTGGCTGATTCAATCCATTTGTCCCTCACATTAATGACAACGGAATAGTTGTCGTAAAAATGCGCCCAGGCTGCTGGGATGTAGGGTTTGAGGATGGTCGAGTCAATGGATCGAAGCTGGGTTTGTTTGTCAAACCAGCCCTCCATTCTAACCTGAACATCGACAGGGATGTCATACAAGTCCTCCACCAACAATCGGGTCTTGATGGGAACAGGAGAGTTGATGAGAGATTCCAACTTGCCGTAGTTGTTCAGTGCCTCTCTTACCAACGACTTCTCGTAGTCATTAACATTCTTGCTTGCGAAATAGGGACGGAGATCTATGTGTTTCAAGCACCGCACCACCCACCTGGTGGCTGCGATCACAATCGGGCACTGCGGGTATTGGGCCGCATTGGAAAGTGCCTTCGCTTTGAGCAACGTCTTGAGCTTTGAATCCCGCGCTCTGACATACGCCGAGGAGCAAATTCCGAGCTTTGCGAGTACCTTGATAGGGTTTGTGACATTGATTTTATCCTCCTCGTCAAACACCATCCCGCAAAAGCTCGCGGTACTAATTCTCGCATGGATCGCGAGTTTAATTGTGAAACCAAGCCGAGCGAACAACTCTGGTCGCGGGCATTGGCCACGGAGAGAGAATAAACCATCATCCCCCTCCACGAAGCCTCTCAAGTCTGTGGCTCCGGATTTTTTGCAGGCGAACATAAACAACATCAGATTCGCAAATCCATTTCCGAGCGAGGTGCACATCTCCCCACTCATGCGAACTGCAAGAACGTTCAGTGTGAAATATTTGAACTTACACACGTTACGTCCAGCCAACACCTCATGTACTAGGTGTCTGAAGTCGTTGCCCTCGGGCAAGTGCTGAGTCATATAATCATACATGACAAACTCAATGTTCTCCATGATCGTCTTGATAAAATGGGCCTCAAATGCGGTATAATCTGTGGCCACAATGGTCGCGTTGGGATCAAGAGTCTCCATGATCTTAGCTGCCCACTCATGACGTGGGGTCTTCTTAATAAACCAAGGTAGTTTGAAGACTTCTTCCTCTATCAGCTTAAAGATCGGGCCAACTAGGGTCTTGAAGAAATCAGTGCGAGCATTAATTGCGCGTGGATACTTATACTCATCATACTGTTCTTCCTTCTGGAATGATTTCACATGTGCGTGTCTGGGGTCAAACGGATTCTCCTCATTCTTGTTGATATCTAACAATTCCTCCTTCCTCCAGGCCTCATAACCAGTGTTGGCCAACCACCGCTCGACTGTCGTGTCCGAATCAGGCTTAAGAGGTACTAGGTTTTCCCTACAAAAGTCGAGCACAAATTCCCTAAGTTCCTGCAGTAACTTGGGTTCAGGCGTGGGTGGTTTGTACCCGAAGCGTTTCTGCACTCCGAGTATCAGCGATTCCGGATGACTGGGATCCGGCGCGGGTAAACAACAACCGTCTAAGTGAACACCACTGCTCACCATCGCTATTTTGCGTCCCTCTTCCCACTGAGCTTTGTTACGCTTGATTGTAACATCATCCTTGAGTTCCGGCAAAGGTCCAAGGTGTTGTTTTATCTCAGTGGCCCGATAGCCATAAAAGGCTTGTCTTAGCGGGTATTCGATCCGCCCGGGACGCTCGGGCGACTCCCGGGGACATGACTCAGCTGCCACTTCTTGAAGCACATATAGTTATACGCGACCAATTGTGATTCTGAGTAGATGAGTTCCTTGTCCCACATGCAGTACTTAGATACATTAATCTCCATCATGTTCTTCGTCGTGTACAGCATGCGATCTCCGGTAGTTTGATCGTCTATGTTCAATTGCGTGTTCATCGGAGTCATGAGCTGTTGAATGATCTGACCGCTTACGAAAAGCTTCTGCTCATGTTCAGTAAACCAGAGCCATTTAACCTTATAGTCAAACGACATATAGTGAGCTCCGAGGGTGGCTCTGATTCTCCGCATATTCTGTATTCT